TATTCCATAATTTTGATTGTACTGTTCCTTAAGCCAATCGAAATCGTTTATTCTGTTTAGTTGTTCGATGTTATTTTTGTTTTCGTTTCCATATGTTCGTCCTGCTCTTGCTCCATCAACAGCATAATTTGCAAATGGTATAGATTCATCTGCATCTTTGCACCAAATATCTAACCGTTCATCAGTTTCATGTTGCTTTTGTCTATCAATAACACTACTGGCTAATTTAGCACATTCTCTGAATCCACTTTTCCAGGCGCTGAAAGCATCTGTGTTAAATGCAGTAATGTTACTAACTACTTTAATTGGTTTAAAATGTCTGCTAATACTAGTGGTCATATCAGGTTTTGTTATATCCATGTCTAGCGTTGCTTGTCTAGGGAACAACTTGATACCACCGTAACCATATTCTAACCCATTTACAGGGTTAGCACTGCGCCAGACCTTTACATAGTTCTTTTCTTTATCTGGAGATCTATAATCAAAATTAAATCCATCTACTATTTCAGCATCACCATCTACAATCCAAATTAAATCAGTGGTGCATAACTTTGCAGCTTCTCTATGTGCGTTAGGAATTCCTTTTACGCCGTCAACTCTTTTTGCTCTTGGAAACTTTTCTTTTAGTGCATCATAATTTTTATTAGCATTAGGTTCATTGTATGTTATCATTACAATGTCATATTCTGCTGTTTGTTTATCTGTAAGGAAAGTTTGAGGTGTTCTTTCCGGCGGAACATATACACTTTTAAAAAACTTGCTCTGTTCTTGGTTATATTGATCAATAGGTATATTTAAATCAAGTTCGTGGTTAAGAGTATATCCTAACCCCATAATTTCATAATCTAGTTTGTCTTGGTCTATTTTGCTGTATTCTTCTTTCCATAACTTATTTAGGTACTCGAAGTCTCTAACATTTACATGATCCCAATCTGTACAATTTGTTTTATAACAACCTTCTCTGGCGCCATAAATTGCCCATTTACCGTTAACAACATCTTCACCAATATTACACCATATCCTTAATCTGTCTAAGTTTTTCCTAGGAACTTGATCTGTAAACTGATTAGGATTAGCCGGTAATCCTTCTAACAAGCTCATCTTGACACCTTCACGGAATCCTGCTCTCCATGCTTGTTGTGGTGTAGCATTATTATATACATAACTATAAATTTTATCAACTTGAAGATATTGCAAGTCCCAACAAAAATCTACCTGTGCTTGAGCATTATTTGGATCTGCATTTTCGTGGGTACGCATAGTTTTAACAAGATCAGTCGGCCAACATTTTATGCCACCATTACCGTATGTTAATCCGTTGATCATGTTATAGCCGCTCCAACTGATTACACACTTACTCAAATCTACATCATCTGCAAAATGTAATACTTCGCTTATAAATTTTCCGTTGATTTTATTATCACCATCGATAGTAATAAAGCGTTCGGTTGTAGCAAGTTCTGCACATGCTTTGTGTGCTGCATCTGATCCTTCTACTCCGTGTACACGCTTTGCCCATGGTATTTTTTGTTTTAGATCATAATAGTTTTCCTCAGCATTGGGTTCGTCGTAACTAAGATAAATTATATCATAATCGTATACTTTAAATTCTTGGCTCATTGTATCTCCAAAGAACATTTAGCAAATGTTTTATGCACTATCCATATACTTACGCTGTCTGCATCTTGTTCAATTGGATATTTAAAATCAAAATTACAATCTAAATCTGTAGCTGGAAAGTGCATAGCTCTAATTAATTTATTAGGATTATCCTTTTCTGTTACTGCAAAAAATAAGTTACCTGTTATATTAGATATCTTTTTAAATTGCCAATTGCTACCGTGGGACACTACTAAATCAGCATCAGTGATTTTTTCAATTTTATGAAAGGCTTGGTTAAACTCAAATTTGTTTTTGTATTTTTCTATTGGTGTTAGATTTAATTCCTGATCCAATACATAATCGTTTGTATTTTTATTTCCTAAAATAAAATCAATTACTTCGTCTTTTTGTTTTATTACAAAGTCCTGTAAAGAATCATTTTTTTCATTAGTAATTGAAATTATTGTTCTTTTTTCTTTTTCATAGTATACATAAAACATTAAACAATATCCTCAATATAATGTATAATACCCTTTTGTTTAAAAGTGCCTATATGTAAATCATTATTGGATCTGTAAAATCCTAATTTATCTGACCATTCGTCTGAAGGTTTTTCTAAACCTTGTGCAAAAGGTTTCATGTGAACAAACATTGGATCTATTGCTGTATAAGCTACATCATTATAACAATCTAATATTTTTGTAGCTAGACAAACTGCAATATCCATACTAGGAATCTTTGGATTCCTATTAGGTAAGAATTTTTTATAGCTTTCAAGATTAGTATTAATTTCTAATACCAAGTTAAAAAACTTTTTTGTAAATTCTGTTTTTTTAAAATAGTGACATGCTACATACAAACTAGGCAAGTCGTTTTGTAACCAAGTTTTTCTATCATATGTTATATCTAATGGTTGTTGCCTGTATGTATGTGCCTGGCTAATAAATGCAAGTTCTTTATTACTGTTTGTTTTCCACCAGTAATCTAGATCCTGTGTAACCAAACAATCACTTTCAATAACAGTAGTTTCTTCATACGGGGACCACTGTATTAACTTTGATCTATTAACTACATGAAATTTATCTTCGTTTTTTTCTACAATAATAATTTTATCAAACAAATCATTATCTATTTTTTTGTCAGTAACTAACGCAACGGGTCTAGTATCATTTAAATTTCTTAAACTTTCAGCACAATTTATAGCATATTTTATATGCATCTCGCCCTGGGCATATAATAAATATCCCTGGTTCATAATATTTTATCCAAACTAAACTTATTCATACAATGCACATTTAATTGACTTGTTCTTACTACTGTATTTTTCTCTGAAAGAAATAATATTTTGTCATTATCTAATTCTAATAGTGTATCTCTATCAGTTACATAGTACTTTGTGCCTGGAAATTCTCCAATACTATCTGCACTAACAAAATCATTTAAGATATGTGCGGCAATACTAAATGCAAAATCATTTCTATAGACCCTTGTTTCTAATTGATAAAGAACTCGATAGTAAGAATAATTTTCGTAAATATGTTCTAGTAGTTCAAAAAAGATCTTTGCAAATTTAGATTTTTTAAAATATACACAAGTTGCCCAATAAAATTTTGGACCAGTATCGCTAATCCATTTAAACTCATTTGTTATTTCCCTTGATCCAGTTAAATCAAAACTGTTGTGATACATTAGTAAAGTTTTATCTTGTTCAAAACATTTTAAAAAATCGTTATTACATATAATAAAATCACTATCTAAAATAATAGTTTCATCATAAGGAGTTAGTTCGTAAGCAGATATTCTTGCACAATTTTTAAAATTTAATTTAACACTATCTGTTCCGTTTCTATATGTTTTTTGAGTCATATAGGTATTACCACTAAATTTGATAATGCTATCAAATGCATCATTAACAATATCTATATCAGTAATTAAAGTTGTTGGCAATCCAAGATATCGTTTTGCTCTATTAGCCAGATCTATTGCTTGTTTAATATAGTCTATTTGTTCATTATTAAATGCAAAGACTAATATTCCTTTAGACATTAATAATTCCTGCTACTGTTTTACTTGATGTAATTTTTTGATATTCAGTATGATATGCAGAAATAGCATTATTGTATTTTTCTTTTATTATTTTCAAAAATTTAGAAACATTGTCTATATGTACAGGAATGTTGTTGTCATCTAGAAGTATTATTGACTTCTTGTTCAATTCACAAAATGTAATTAGTTGCTGTGTAATAGTAAACTTGCCTGCATTGTGATAGTGTACACACGAATCAATAAATTTCTGATGAGCTAGTTTTTTTTGATTAAAAAGTGTATGAGAGTAATTAGCAAACTCTAATGCATCTGTAAGTCTTTTATCCATATTAAACTCCTAGTCTTGTATATTATATACAAGAAATAGCAGTTTGTCAATAGTTTATTGGCTTATAAATTGCTTGAATTTGTATAGCCTGGGCCAGTAACACTAACATTACTACCAGTTGCACGAAGTTGTTGAATTGTGCTTGTGAGAGTACCTGTAACATTTTCATCAATAGCCGGGCCTGCCGGGTTGGGGTCAATACCTTGCGGACCAACTGGCTGTTGGTCACCAACATCATTATCTTCAAATCTTACATTAAATCTTAATATAGTTGTACTGTCTTGTCTTGCCTGTATTTCGTATTGGTTTTCTGCATATACACCAGTACCGTTTTTTTGGAAAATTACCTGATATGTACCTGTTAAATCATAGTTACCTATGCTAGTTCCTGTTCCAGAACCTGTTGATGTAGTAGCAGTGTATCCAAATTTGATTGTTCCCATGTTGCTTAACATAGTCAACCAGTCATTATATTTTGATCCTGAACTACCGCTTAAACTTGCACTAAATCTTATTTCGCCGCCGGCATTAAAAAAGAATCTACGCTGATCGGCGCTACCAAATGTTACAGTAAATTCATGATTAACTGTACCATTCCATGCAGTAGTTCTTTGGCTCGTAATTGCTGCTTCAACTGAACTGTTGCCGCCGTCTATAAGTAATTTGTTTGTTTCAATAACACCTACAGCAGTTTCGTAATCGTTAAATCCTTCGTCTGTAACTGTTAGTGAAGAAACACTTGTTCCACTAGCGTCTGCGCCAATAACTTGACCTACAGCAATATCGCCAATTGCCGCATTAGATCCGCTTTGGTGATTATTTGCTTTGTTAATATCTGTTCTTAGATCATCAAAATGTGCAGCTGTAATTGTTTGCCCTACACTAACTTGTCCGCTTGTTAAAGTCTGTCCGTAGCCATCAATGCCCGAACCTGTACCCATAACAGTATTAACACGACTTTGTATGCCATTATACTGAGCTGCTGTAATTGAATCGCCAGTGGTAACTGCCATATTAATTTCCTTTAACTACACACTTATTTATAATCATTAGATAGCAATCTCAACTAGTCTGATGCCTTCGTCTGTATTATCTTCTAAACTTTTTCCAACTACACACCAAGCACTCGGAGATGCACTATCGCTTCTAAGTGCTGTGGCTGTTCCAGCTGATGGTCCTGTAACTAGTATGTCGCCTTTTCTAACTGGGCCTTCTACCTTACAAGGAACACGACCTTTTAGTGCTATTGCAACACCTTCTATGCCATCATTCATTAAATGTGCAGGATTAGTTGATACAACTCCTGCTAATCGTGTATCACAAAATGATTTGCATTCTGTAACTTCTGCTGTTCCGCCAAACACTAATACTGTGCCAGGCTCGTAATCTGCATCAGCTGTGTATTTTTCTGCTAAGTCAGCAAACTGTGCAGAAGTAGAAGTTCCTTGGAACACATTTGCGTATAAGTGTCCCGACCCGTCTCTAGCAGCTACTGTATTTGCTGTAGCACTTGTTGATGCGCTTCTTGATACTCCGCCCACTTCTAATGTTTGTGAATTTGTTGCAGTACCGTTGAATGTTGTAGCATAAATTGTACTAAATGCATTTCCACTAGCACCAATATTAATTGTTTCTGTTCCTGACCAACTACTTACATTACTATAACCTGGTAAAATTGCTGTTGCTGTTAAACGCATAGGCATTTTTTGTGCAGAACTACTGTTGTTGACCTGGAAGTATATTTGCTGGCCTTGTTCGTTAGCAATAAGTCCTTTGTTGTCATCTACAATCTTGATTACTAAGTCATTTGCATCGCCGACTGCTAATCCAATATCAGCAAATTCTGTTAATGTTGCAAATGACGTTGACTCGCCGGCTCTTGAAATAACATAGTCGCTTGCATCAACACCGTTAAGTTTTAGTGCGTTTGACGCTGTACCCCAAAATCTGTGTGAAGTTGATGTAACACCACCTGTTGAATTTAAAGTATTTTTAAGTGTAACACCTTGTCTAATAACATCAAAACCGGGGTAGTCTGATGCATCTTCTGTGCCTATAGTAAATTGTTGGGCACTAATAATGTGTATAACTTCGTCATTAATAACAGATTTAATTACAGGTCTTGACGTTCCGCCATTATCTCTAATATTAGTACTTTGAAATTGTGTTACAGTTTCGCCAACGCCTTGTGGTCCAACTAGTACAAAAGAAGTTCCATTGTATGCATACAACTGTTCATTACCGGTGTCCCACCAAAAGTCGCCTTCAGCAAGTCCAGCAGGGGTAGTACTGCTTACTTCAGCGCCGCCAGTTGTTCTCCATTTAGAACCATCATAAAATTTAAGTTTACTATTTCCAGTATCAAACCAAATTTGACCATTTATTGCCTTTGGTGGTTGATTTGCTCCTGCAAAGTTTTCTAGCAAAAATACAAAGTTTTCGTTTTGTATTTCTCCGTACCCAGCATAGTTTTTACCAACAAGTTTTAGGTCGGTAGTCTGGTCGATAGTACCATCTTCAACTACTGTAAGCTGAGCAGTATTATATCTGTTAATTGTGTATGACATATCTTACCCCTATTATACTTTATTTATCGCTTTTCATACTTTAAGTTACCGTCTGTAGTGTTCTTTGCACAAACACCCAATTACTGCCAGATGCTGTGTATTCATAAATATACCTAGTTGGTGTCAGGCTAACAACACCACTAGCAGTATTACTTTCACTAATATCTTGGATAACACTTTCAGAACTGCTAACATTGTCTTTATCAACGCTAATTGTTGATTTTGTTAAAACACCACTAGTGTCCGGACTTGTTGTAATATCAATTTGAATTCCCGATACTGTTGATCCAGTATATGAAGTTGCTAAAACATATGCTGTAGTTCCTGTCTCAACAGTTGATGCAGCTTTCATATTTTGTAAAAGTGTTTTGATACTGTCTTTTGGACCGTCACCTGATCCAATCGCCGCAGGATCAGTTAAACCTGTGACATCCATACTAAGGTAAACATCCTGACTAGCAATTTCTACATCTACATAGTTTTTAGTAGTTGCATCTGTAGTTGCTGTAGGTTCTGCTAGTCCTGTAATATTTTGACTGTCAATAGTAATATCGCCGCCGGCTACAATATTTAGACCTGCGCCGTTAATTCTTTCAATAGTAGCACTGTCTAATTTTATATTATCAACTGTTAACTCTGATTGTACACCAAGTATTGTAACACCTAATGCACTTGTTACTGTGCTACCTAATGTAGTTTTAGTTAAAATGCTTGTACCATCTATATTATATGACGGATCCGGATTTCCTACATTTGCTTCTAAATCAATATCAACATTAGAAGTAAAACTATTAGTTGATTGTTCCCATGTCCAATCTTTGCTACCGTTTGAGCTTCTTAAAATAATTCCGCCGCCATCTATAGTAGCATCATCACCTTCGGTACTATCATCTAATAGTCCTAATTCAATATTTTTGTCTTCAACCCTTAGTGTGCTTGTATTTAAATATGTTGTGTCACCTTCAACTAGTAGGTTACCACCAACTGTAAGGTTGCTTGTAAATCTTCCATCTCCTGTTACATCTAATGAATAACTAGGATTTGCCTTCCATATACCAACTTTTTGTTCGCTAGTGTCAACATATAATGCATTAAGAAAACTTGCTCCAGATCTTACTCTTATTGCTAAATCTGCATTACTTTGCTGGGCTTCAAGTGATGTAGTTGTTCCAGCTATTTTTAAAATTGTATATTCTGTTTCCCCAACGCCAACACTTAATCCTGCACTATTTTTTATTCGCAAGCTACCTGTTGTAGCACCATTTGCATCAGTTGGTAGAAAATTTTCTGCTGTTTTTGTTACACCGGCATCATCTAGTAGTCCTTTAGCACTTGTTGCTGTGCCTCTATAAAAGAATTCCGAATTTACTACATTAAAACCTTTTTCTAATAATTGTCTATTTAATGCATCTCCAGAAACTAAAGGATAACCTGCTAGTGCAAATTCTGGAGGAATATAAAAAGTTTCCGGAGAATACACCCCTACTAACGATCCTCCTAAAAATAGTTTTAATATTGTGCGCTGTACATCTGTAGTATCAAGCTGAGAAGAAACTTCAAATCCGCTTTTTCCTTGCACCGCACTGTACTGCGGTCCTACTAATGTTAAATCTGTACCATCCCAAATATAAAGTTTGTTTTCTTCATTATCAATCCAAATGTCACCTACATTTAAATTACTTGGTTGAGTACTACTTACTACTGAACCCGTTGCAGGTCTAAAACTAGTACCATCATATACTTTTAATCTATTGTCTTGTTTATCAAACCATAACTGGCCGACCATTGGATTTGCTGGTTGACTAGTTGAAGCAAAATTTTCCATTAAGGCAATAAAGTTTTCGTTTAAAAACTCTCCAAAGCCCTTATAATTTTTTCCGATGAGAGTAATATCTGTTGTGGTCGTATCTAAAATGCCGTCGGTTAGATCAACAAGTAATTCACCATCTGTTCTGTTTAGTCTATAACTCATCTATTCTTACCCTCCAGCATATATAATAAAGTTCATTGTTATAAACGGATTCATTACACTAATTGCTTCGCCTAAATCATCATCTGTTAAAACACCACCACTACTCGGATATGCTTGACCTGCTCCAGTTCCAGTAGGTGAATCGTAAACGATTGCATCGTTATCATTAGGTGTTCCACTTACGTCTCTGATAGCATAATACTGGTCTCCGCTTTCGCCTCTTAGGTCATGTTCGTGTTCTGGAAGATTCTCTGTTGCTATTGTAATTGTTTCATTACCGTCCTTTGCACCTAGTACATCTGCTGCTATAGCTGTTACAACATCAGCACTTGTGCCGCCCATGTTATCAGCACCCATTGGCATTCTACCACGCATGTCTGGTACTGCAAAATATCCCGATGTTGGTGATGCTTTATATGTTGTTCCTACAACATCATATAAAGCGCCATATTGACTAATCAATTGTTCAGTGCCGTCACATAATAACCAACCTATCGGAGCAGCAGTTCCGGCAAACGGAACTACAGTGCCTACCGGTACTATTCCCTGGATTGCACTAAACAAGTTTTGTCTGTTTATTTTCTTAAGACCTGTGTCTCCAGTTGTTCTGTTAATTAAGAACTCGTCATCTGGTTGTGAAGTTAAAACATTAGTTTTACCTGCAACAATTTCGTTACTTAAAGTTGTGTTAAATAATTTAAGTGTGCCGCCAGTTTGTCCATCAAAAACAATATCATCTGCTGTAACATCACCTGATAATCTAAAAGTAGTTGCACTAGTAAGTCTGTCTGCACTGCCTGCTCTACCACTTACAGTTCCACTAACATTACCTGTTAAGTTTCCTGTAAAAGTTGTAGCAAACATGTTTGCATATTTTGCACTTGCACTACCAATGTTTCTTGTGTTGTTTTGATCAGGCTGTATGTTAGTTGTTGTAACGGTTCCAATAACATTAAGTGTTCCACCAATGTTTACTTTTTTAGCAACACCTAGGCCGCCAAGTGTTCGGATACTTCCGGTACTAAAATTTGAACTATCTGTTGTTGATGTTGAACGGATAAATCCGCTTGCCTGTATGTTTCCTGTAACGTCAAGTTCTTGTTCAGGCGCAACATTATTAATACCAATTTTTAAATCACTGTCAAGCCTAAGAACATTTTTAAGAATACCATCATTCTTAACTTTGAAGTCTATACTCGATCCAGCAATGTTATGTTGAAATACGCCTGCATTTCCTTCTACACCGATATTCATCTCAGCATTAATACCATAGTTAATACCTGAGTTATTTTGAACATTTAGAGGAAACGCTGTTGTACTTGTGACATCACCTCTTAAAAAATTTCCTGCTGCTACTGTATTTCCACTTACGATTAGACCTTCTGCTTTTTCAGCAGTTCCGTAAAACTTAGGTACGCCGTCACCTGTAATATTATTTGCACTTAAATTAAATCCTGGATTAAGTGTACTAAATCCTGGAATAACAACTTTAGGTGTAAAACTTCGGGTTGTTATAAGCGCCACCGGTTTAGCATCTACTTCAATTTGTAAAACATTGTAAGTTAAATCATCAGTTCCTATAACCGTAATTGGTGTTGCGCCTGTAACTAAGCCGTCACTAAAATTAGGTCCTACTAGCACCCAACCCGAACCACTAAACAAATATAATTGTTGATTATCTGTATCTACCCAAAGGTCACCGATTAAACTTTGTCCTGCTTGAGGAGCAGTACTTGCTTTTTTAAGGCCGCCGCTTGCTACCCAGTTAGTTCCGTCATAAACTTTTAATTGTTCCACACCCGGAGTACTGTCATACCATAACTGCCCTTCAACTGGTGTTGACGGTTCTGTAGCACTTGCAAAATTTTCTAACAAATGCAAAAAATTTGTAGCAATAGTTGTACCATATGCTGTTGTATTTCTACCAGGTAATCCTAATGATGTCTCTGTATTGATAGTATTATCTTCAACAGTTATTGTACCTTTGTTAGCTTGGTCCGTATATGCTATAGTATATGCCATCTATTATTCTCCAACCGTTCCTGCAAGACTTTGTATTCTTACAGTATAATCAATTTGAATTAACCTATTCAATGATTTTTGTACTGGGTGGAAAACAACATGTGTTAAAAGATTTCCAGTTCCGCTTGGAGAATAACCTTTTAGTCCTAGTTCATCAAAAACATATAAACTATTCTGATCCGTTGCTGTATCAAAAGCATCTTGGCCGCTAGGTTCTCCGTAATCTAGTAAACATGTAATTAATACATCAGTATAGTTTGTACCACTAACATGTCTTGTTTCAATTTTATTTCTTACTGGATCTGAGTTGTTAACACTATTGTCGTCAACAATTTTTGTGTATGTTTGATTATATAAACTTGCATTTGTTCCTGTACTATTAGGTGTTAAGTATGTAATAATACCTGTAGGATCAACACTAGTGCCGCCATTTCCGAAACTCATTTCATAGATCCAACCTTGGCCTCTGTTGCCAATGCTATCTGCTAGAGCTATACTCATGTTTTCGTAATGAATTGCGTTATTTTTATCAATATATACTTCGTTAGATTCAGGATCAAATATTTTAATATGACCTTTAACTAATATACCACTTTTATCATGTAAATTATCGTTCATTTCTTTATCCTACTGTGTTATTTATCCGGGCAAGTCAACCTGTGCTGATCGTAAGAATCTGCCGATGTCTGTATCTGCTTCACTTACTGGAGTTCCTGGATCAGTCCATAATCTTCCTTGTTTCCTAACAATTATAACCTTTTGGTTTTCTCCTGGGGTTTCTAATAGTACTAGTTCGTTTTCATTTTGTAACGAAAATTCTGCTGGTAATGTAACATCACCTTCTGGCGAATCTTGGTTTATAGCTTGATCTGCTGTTGCATAAGCAGTTCTTATATCTGTGTCTAGCTGGTAACTTTGCAGTTCTGCTTTCCTTAATCTACGCCCTGCAACAAATACTTCAAACTCATTTACACTATTAGGTGTAAAATCAAGTTCGTAAATTGCACTTGTGCCGTCTGCTGTAAATATTGTAGTAAGAGTTTCATCTTTATAAGGCATAGTTGCTGTAATACTTTGATCGTATATTTCAGTGCCTATTTCATAAACATTCTTTACACCAGTTCCTAGTGTTCCTCTTCTAAGTTGTTTTAAGTAGTTTCCATCTTTTCTAAAGTATTCAATTCTCTCGCCCTCTACAAATATAACCGCAGGATACTTAGAGCCTGCTACTGGATCTGGCAAGTTACTTGCATCTTCAACACTTATAACTTTGTCGTACCAATTCAGAGATTCTGCTAATCTAAAATTCTTAGTTCCGTCAAGTCTTTTATACACATCTCTGTTTAATATATCTTTAAACTGTCTCCACCCAAATTTGTTTGTTAATGTTTGATTTGCAAAATGGAAGGTTTCAATAGTGTCATTGTCTGTTAACGGTTCAACTAGTTTTACACGCAATTTGTCTGGTGTAATTACATAATCTAAAGATGCATTTAATAAGCTACCATTTTTGACTACCCAAACATATTGATCATCTACAGCCGGACTTTGTAAGTTAACATATCCTACTCTTAGTTGTCTAAGTTCATACCAATCTGCTGTTCCTGAATCTGGCGTAATACTTCCTTCTAATTCAACTATTTCAAATACATCACCTGCTACAGTTACTAGTCCGATATTTGCAATATCAATAACATTTTGTCCAGCACCTTGTATTGTTGTAGTAATTGCATTAGGGTTTACCTGTTCTGGTGTGCCGAAATTAGGGTCGTCAATTCTTGTATTATTAAAGTATAATGCATACTTTTTATTGTACTCTAACGGTGGTAGAAGATTAATGATTGCTGTGCTACCATCAAGTTGGAATTTCTGTGAAGTTGTATTTGTTCCAGGTGATAATATAGTTCTTTCAACTACATCAAGATTTTGTCTTTCAATTCCTTGACTGTCATGATTGCTAAATTGATAGACAGTGATAGTATCACCAACTGCATAATTTTTATTAATATAAAGTGTGCCAGGAGTACTTACAAACTCTCCGTCTGCATCAAAGTATCCGTATCGATAATCGCCACCGCTTTGTGTACTATCATCCCATCCCGTTATATATACTCTTAATACATCACCTGGATTACCTACATTAGGATTCAATATAATTGCACTTCCTGCTTGTTGACTCAAAGGCAGTATAGGATTAAACGCTCCTGCTCCACTATAATCCCACTCTTGGATATATTCTAGTTCTGTTCCGTTTAGATAAACCTTTAACTGAGCAGAACTAACACTTCCAGTAGGAACTTGCCATAACTTTAGTTCATATTCTTTACTGTCTGTTAAAACAAATTTTTCAGTATATCCTGCGTTAAGTATCTCGTCATTTATTCTAACAATAGTAAACCACTCTTGAGGTGCTTGTGTAAATGGTGTTTGTGTAAGATTATAAGATGTCGTACTTCCGTCACTTTCAAATGTATCAACTGTAACTGCACTGTAGTTTTGTACCACTCCTTCAAAAATTGCAAATCTAACAACACTATCCACTTTTGGTGGTGTTGCAAATCTAATTACAACTCTGTTAGACGATGCATATGAATTATTACTTTTTATAAGCACATGTTCTACTTGTTTTCCGTCTATTGTAACTAAGCTGCTCATATTATTTGTATGTGTGATATTAGTTAAAAAGTCACCCGTACTACCATCTGCTATAAATTCGTCAATATCAAGAATGTTTGCACCGCTGTAACCTAATGTAACTAAATTAACAGGTGACGCACTTGCAGGCGCTGTAGTAAATGTTACTGTTTGATTATCGTAATTAATTGAGTAATCAGTATCTACTGTTTTTAGGCTGTATCCAACTTTTACAAACAATGCTGTTTCTGTTGATGGTGATGTACCAATACTAAAAGTTGTAGTTGTTCCGTCACCTACATAATTCCGCTGTGTGATTTGGCTTGATCCGCCTGTGGGTCTTTCGTACACTTTAATATCAACTGTGTCAAATACTCTGCCAGGTAAATCTTCATCAGGCCCGCGACTATTATTAGGAGTATAAAATCCATCACCGTCGACATTAATTGATTCTGCTGCAATACCTTGAGCTGTATCATATTGTAAATTACCTCCAGATAATAAAGTATCATATGTTCCTGGTATAGGAAGGAAACTTCCGTCACTAGTTGATTTTCTAATAATAATAGTGTCTCCTGCACCAACTTCGTCGCCTGATGAAATTACATCAACAACATATCCTGACACGCCTGTATCATTTTCGCCAAAGATACTTTCTATTGTAGCAAAGTTTGGTTTGCTTAATACTGGAGCAAAATATGTATTGAACAATGCATAACCTAATGGGTTGTTTGCTAACATACCTGCTGGTGTTTTTAAACTATCATCCCATTCAGGACTAAGACTGCCGCCATCCCAGTATACACTCATATCCCACATTGACCAGTTTACCAAGTAGGTGTATTCTGTGTATGC